CGCATTGCTGTTGTATCACAAGGCGATTGGGTTGCAGGAACATATAAAGCACTAGATATCGTAAGATACAATGGTGCGGCATATATTGCTAAAGTAGGGACATCAACTGTACCAACAAACACTAGTTATTGGTCATTACTTGTGAATGATGGTACGCCAAATTACACATGGGTTAAGTATGCCGATGATATAAATGGCACAGGATTAAGTGATTCCCCAACAGGAAAAGTGGCTATTGGTATCGCAGTTAATAAAACTACTGCCACTGAATCCACTACCGCAACTGATTATACTTGGTCGCAGATTAAAGGTAATGATGGCAGTCCAACTTATACTTGGATTAAATATGCCGATGATGCTATTGGAACTGGGTTAAGCAACACCTCAGCTGGTAAAAAGTATATTGGTTTAGCTAATAACAAGACTTCAACTACTGAGTCTACGTCAGCTGGTGATTATGAATGGAGTCTTATAATAGGAGACCCTCTTTATACATGGGTTAAATATGCAGATGACTCAGTTGGAGGAGGTTTATCCGATAGTCCTACTGGAAAAAGTTATTTAGGTATAGCTACCAATAAAACTAGTGCTACAGAGTCAACTACAGCTAGTGATTATACTTGGAGTTTGATTAAAGGCGGTGACGGCACAGTAACTTCAGTCGCAGCTCTTACTATAACAACTACAGGTACAGATTTAACTTCTACCGTAGCTAATGGGAATACAACACCAGTTATTACTATTAATGTCCCAAATGCAAGTGCAACTGCCAGAGGTGTTTTAACTTCTACTGATTGGAGTACTTTTAACTCTAAACAAGACGCTATTACTTTTGGAACTAATGTTTTAACTTTTATTGGAACACCTACAAGTGCTAATTTATTAGCAGCTATTACAGATGAAACTGGAACTGGTTCTTTAGTGTTTGCTACTAGCCCTAGTTTAACTGCTATAAAACAGAAAAGAATAACTATGACAGGTAGTGATATAAATTTAGCTACTGGAGACATTTTTACAAAAACTATTTTAACCACTACTACGTTAACTGTTAGTAATGTTCCAGCAACAAGTTTAGTCGCTTCATTTATTTTAAAATTAACTAATGGAGGGGCTAGTACAATTACTTGGTGGCCTGGTGTAAAATGGGTTGGAGGAACTGCTCCTACTTTAACAGTTTCTGGGAAAGATGATTTAGGATTTTACACTGAAGATGCAGGGGCAACTTGGACAGGTTTAGTATTAGGTAAGGATTTAAGATAATGAATATTTTACCATTAATATCACAAGCTGCGGCAGGGCTTACAGAGTCTGGATGGATTGCTGCTTTAAAAGTAACAGGCACTTATAATAAAGCTAAAGGCATTGCTATAGATGCTGATAAAAATATTTATTCAGTAGGAATTTCTAATACTTCTTATACTATAATTACAAAACATAATTCTGATGGTATTTTGCAGTGGCAGAAAAATTTACAAACTTCCGTAGTAGATTCTTTCGCTATAGCCATTGATTCTAATAAAAATGTGTATATTACAGGAAGTTCTGGTAATGATATATATTTAGTTAAATATAACGTTTCTGGAATAGTTCAGTGGCAAAAAAAACTAGGCTCAAATGCTTATGATACATCTACATCTATAGTTATAGATGCAAATGATAATATATATGTTGGAGGTTTTGTAATCGGGCAAGATAACTCTATTTTAGTTAAATATGATGTAAATGGTAATAGTATTTGGCAAAAAGGCTTATATATTTCTGGCTCAAAAGCTGGTATTTTTGGAACTTCTATTGATATTAATGGTAATGTGCTTGTAGTGGGGCAGGGAGGAGTATATGGAAGTGCCTTTTTATTTTTAGCTAAATATAATTCTTCTGGTATCTTACAATGGCAAAGAAAGTTAGATACTAGTTCAGAAGATATAGGTTATGGTATTACTTCTGATTCTTTAGGAAATATATATACTATTGGAAGGGTTAACGGTACTAGCTATGGACAATATACTTTAATTGCAAAATATAACTCTTCTGGTGTTATACAATGGCAGAGAATATTAGATAATGATTATGCAGATAATGGATATTCTATTACTGTAGATAGTTTAGATAATATTTTTATAGCGGGAAGTACAATAGATAATGGTTTTATAGCTAAATATAATTCTAATGGAAATATTCAATGGCAGAAACAATTATCTGGGTCAGCAGGTTCAACTGAATTATATGCTATTGTAGCGGATAATCTAGCTAGTATATATGTAGCTGGTTACACAGGGGGAACTTTAATCCTAGCTAAACTGCCTAAAAGTGGAATTAGCTTAGGCACTGGTAACTACACAATAAGCGGCAATACTTTAATTTACTCGGATTCTAATTTTATAGAATCTGCTGGTACAGTTGCAGAATCTAGCTCATCTTTACTTCTTACTTCTTTTGATAATAATCCTTGGGTAACCACTTTAGATGTAACCACTAGAGAAGATACTGCAAATGCAATAACTGTAGATTCAAATGAAAATGTTTATGTGGCTGGTTCAGCTTATAACCACGCATATAGTTTTATAATAAAATATAACTCATCTGGTATTTTGCAATGGCAAAAACAATTAAATATTATTTCTATAACGAGTATTACTGTAGATAGTGCTGGAAATATATATACTACTGGGTATTATACAGGCAGCACTCAAGATATTGTTTTAGTAAAATATAGTGATACAGGTTCTATTCTATGGCAAAGAATTTTAGCTGGTGCTGGTAGTGACAGAGCTAATTCTATTAAATTAGATGCTTCTAATAATGTTTATATAGTAGGAGGTAGTTCTAATAATACTATAATAGCTAAATATAACTCTTCTGGTGTTATACAATGGCAAAATTCTATAGCCTATTATTTAGATGAAGGTTTTGGGGTAACTATAGATTCTACAGGGAATATCTATATTTGCGGACAATCAAATTATAGTTCTGCTAATGCAACACAAGCATATATAATAAAACTATCATCTGCTGGATTACTGCAATGGCAAAGATTTTTAAATACCCCTACGCTAGAGGATAAATTAAGTTCTGTAGTTAGTGATAGTTCTGGTAATGTGTACACAGTAGGGTTAAGTTCTTCTGCAGCAACAACAGCAGTTATTACTATACTTAAATTTAATTCTAATGGAACTTTACAATGGCAAAGAAAATTAGATACAGTTGGGTATTTAGATTATGCTTCTGGGATTTCTTTAGATAGTTCTAATAATTTATATATTATAGGATATGCTAATGGTAAGATTTTAATAGCTAAATATAGCAATAATGGTGCTATTCAAGCACAAGCAACTTTAGCTGTTTCTGGGCAAGATGTTACAGGACAAGCTATTATTTCTAACTCTAAAAATATTTATATCTGTGGAAGAGTAGGTGCATATAGTAATGCGGGAGCGTATGCTTTAGTAGCAAAATTACCTTCTGACCTACTTGCTTCAACTATTAATAGCTCTCCTGTAGTACAAACAGCTAGTAATCTTGTAGATTCTTCTGGTATTTTAGATATTATTACAGATACTTCTAATTTTATAATAGCTTTAGATACTTCGGGTTCTTACGATTCTGCTAATAGTTTAGTTGTAGATAATTCTAATAATATTTATGTTGCAGGGCAAGCTAATGGTAATGGAACTACTTCCTATATTTTTCTAATAAAATATGATTCTTCTGGCGTTATACAATGGCAGAAAAAAATAGATAGTTCTTCAGTAGATAATGCTTTGGCAATTACGCTTGATTCATCTAATAATATTTATCTAGCTGGTCATTCTCCTGGAGGTAGTTTGGCAGATGCACTTATTATTAAATTTAATTCTTTTGGCGATATGCAATGGAACAAACTGTTAGTAGGTGCTAGTAATCAATTATTTTATGATATAGCAGTAGATAGTTCTGGAAACTCTTACACAATAGGCACTAGTGACTATAATGATTACAGTATTATTATAGCTAAATATGATTCTAGCGGGAGTTTACAATGGCAAAAAGGTTTTAGCACTACAGGGGTTTCTGATGTTGGGTATGGTATAGTAATTGACTCATCTAATAATAGTTACATAGTAGGAACTGTTAATTCTGCTATTTGTGTGATAAAATTAAATACTACTGGGAATATTCAATGGCAACGTAAAATAGATGTTACAGCTTCGTTTGACACTGGTTATGCTATAGATTTAGATTCTAGTGGCAATGTATATATAGTTGGACAGATAAATGACAATGCTTCTTCTTATATTTTAATTGCAAAATATAGTAATTCTGGAACTTTAACTTGGAAAAAATATCTACAAGCCACTTCTGTAGCTAGTTATGGTAAAGGTATATCTGTAGATTCTTCTGGAAATTGTCACATAATAGGGCAAACAAATTCTACTACTTCTGCGGCTATAGTAGTTGCTAAAATAGATACATCTGGAAATTTACTATGGCAAACTATAATAAATACTGCTAATAGTTCAGATATTGGATATGGAATAGATACAGATTCTAATAATAATGTATATATATCTGGGCAATTATCTGGTAGTACAGCTGCAAATTCTTATGGATTTATAGCTAAATTGTCTGGCAGTGGTGGTTTGATAGGTAATTCAACTATTTCAGTTTATGATGGTAATTTATCTTTTGGAGATTCCAACGCTTCAGAATCTATATCAACAGTGACATTTACTGATACTTCTTTTACAGAAAATACTTGTGCATTAACTGTAAGTGAAGGCAGTTTGCCGCAAACTAAGGTTATTACTGGTTTCTCAATAAATACGTCTACTTTAACAGATTCCGCTGGAGCATTTACTAATACTAATTTAACTGTAACTTCTACTACCTATTTAACTGGATTAACTGAAGGAATTATCAGTTTAGTATCTAGCGATTCTACCGCTACATCTTCAACTTTAACATTATAGGTTTAAAATGCAATTAGCAATTATAGAAAATAATGGCATAAAAATTATAGGAGATGCTGTTCAGCTATTTCCTAACGTGTCTTTCCCCTCCACAGAGCCAGAGCAAGAGTTTCTTGAAAATAATTCAGTAATGGTCGTACAACATTGGGAAAATTTTGATAATTCTTCTGAAGTTTTAGAACCTTCCGAACCTTATATTAAAGGAAATAAAGTATATACCTATGTAAAACGTGCTAAGACTTTAGCAGAACTTGAGCAAGAAGAAACTAATATTTTAATAGCTAAAGAAAAAGAAATTAGAGTTAGAAGAAACCAACTTCTTAAAGATTCCGATTGGACTCAAGTAGCTGACGCTCCTGTAGACAAAGCTGCATGGGCAACTTATAGGCAAGAACTTAGAGATGTAACATCTCAAGAAGGTTTTCCATTTAACGTAGTCTTCCCTAACCCTCCTTTATAGGATTTAATTATGTCTATCTTTGATAATTTAGTAGAAACAGTAAAAGATGCCGCTGAAGTTGCTATTGAGACAGCAGTTCCTATTCTTCCACATGAAGTTGTAGAGACAGTTGTTGATGTGACGGTAGATTCAGTAGTTGATGTAGTGTCTGAAGCTATTTCTTAGCCTAAAAGCCTATGGACTTTCTAAACTTTATCACTGAAGTAGGATTTCCAATAGCCGCTGCTTGCGTGGGGATGTATTTTGTCTTCCTCACGCAGAAGTTTATCTTAGATTCTGTACTTGAGAAGGTTAAAAACCTTATTAATATTATTCAGCAATTAGACAAACGTGTGACATCAATGTCTAATGACATCGTGCATATTGATAATTTAATGTGCAAAGCATTGAAAATCCCTCCTGATGACATAAAACAAGGAAAGTGATATGGAACTTAAAGATGTGGCTGACTATATCAATCAATATGGATTCCCAATTATTGCATCGATTGGAATGGGATACATTGTCTATTATGTTTGGACTTGGACTACAACAATTATAAAACCAATACTTGATGAAGCCTATGTAGTACTTGTGACATTAATAGACCAAATACGCATATTAGATTCTGATATGATTCGATTGAAACAGAAATTAAGCACTGTATTACTACTCAAAACACCACATGAATAACTTGACAAAAACACGAAAATCGTGTAATGTAGCACAATCAAATCAAGGAGTTATTTAATGTTTATCGTAGAAGATGGTACTGGAAAAGTGGATGCTAATTCGTATTGTAGCGTTGCGTTTGCAAATACTTACTTCACGGAAAGAGCAAACGAAACATGGGTTGATACCGATACAGATAAAAAACAAGCCGCATTAATTAAGGCAACAGATTATATTGAACTTAGATATTCTGTTCAATTTGCTGGCACAAGAATGTATCCAGATAACCCACAAGCATTGTCTTTCCCAAGATATGATAATTCAAGTAAACCAATTGGTGTACCACTTGCTATTCAAAAAGCAACTTGTGAATATGCAATTCGTGCATTGAGTGCTGAATTAACAACTGATTATTCAAATGAAGTTGGTGTAAATACACGAATCAAAGTTGGTTCAATAGAAAAAGAAACCTCATATCCAACTAAAATTATTTCACAAAAAGTATATAAAAGTTATCCTGCGGCAGATAAATTAGTCGCACTTTATTTGAAAGCTAATTCTTCACAGGTGATTCGATGAATTGGGGCGAATTAGTTCTTGAAGTCGATGGCGTAATTACTGAGATGGGACAACCCATCACAATTACTTCTGTGACACAAGGAACGTATAACCCTGCTTTAGGTAAATCAACTGATACTGTGAAAAATACCACCTCAATAGGCGTGTTATTTGACTATGGTGACCAAGATATTAATGGGACGACCATTATGCGTGGTGATAAAAAACTACTCGTTAAACCATCAGGTTTAACTTCTGTAACCACTAACGATACTGTGACCATTGGTTCAACAAAATACCACATTGTATCTGTGACTCAAACAAATCCAGCGGGAACAAACCTCCTTTATGAATTAGGGATTAGAGGGACAGCCTAATGGCTGATTACAGTGAATCCATATTAATTAGTAACCTTACAAAACAAGTAGAAGTAAAAGCAAAAAAGGTTATTGATAGAACATTAGAAAAAGTTGTAAATGAGTTAATGGAAACATCACCTGTAGGTGAACCCGATTTGTGGAAATGGAAACCAAAACCTGATTATGAAGCAGGTCACTATAAAGCAAATTGGCAACACACAATTGATTCACCTGCTACAGAAGAAATAGAAGGTGAGGATATTGAAGGTGAAACAACTCGTTCACGGATGTTAAGTAGTATTAAAAATAATAATAAATTACTCACAACACACTATTTCACAAACAATGTAAAGTACGCAAGTACAATAGAATATCAAAATTGGGCGATTCATAATGAAGCTCCAAGACTACAAGGACATATTGCATCAAATCTTGTTGGGTCAAATGCAACTAGAAAAGTCCCCACATTTTTAGCAGAATCAATTAGGGAGGTAGGATGAGCCAAATCAAAATTAGAGCTGCATTAGAGACTGCCCTAGCCACGATTACACCGATAGTTGATACTCAGTATGAGAATACTGCTTACACGCCTAAAACAGGTGTTCCTTATCAATCTGTGTCATTAAGTATTAATTCAACTAATCCCACACTGGGTGATGCTTTCTATCGTGAAATTGGAATAATGCTCGTCACACTTCATTATCCTTTACTTGGTGGTACATTTGATATAATGACCCAAGCGGAAAAGATAAGAACTAAGTTTAGACGTGGTCAATCATTTACAAAAGATAATATCTCAGTTCTCTGTGATAAAACACCAGATATTCGGTCACTCCCTAATGAGCCAGACCGTTTTGTTGTAGCAGTAAAAATATATTTTTATAGTAATATTATTTCTTAAGAAAGGAGTTTCACAATGGCAGTTTCTATTGCATCGGGTATTTTTAAGACCCTGAGCTATGCTAAAGAATTCGAGCTTGGTAAAGTCCAAGATACAGCGGGTGAAGGTTTAACCTCTCCAGCATCCATTGCAGTATCAACTGGTATTGCACAAGGCGACAATTTAGCATTAGGCACAAACTTAACTGTAACGGGTTTATTGGCTATCGGTCAATTATTCCAAATTGGTTCTGATAAATATAAAGTTTCAGCAGTAACCACTAACGCTTCAGGTAACACTACAGCAGCTACAATCGTCAGTTTAATCGCTGGTGATGCTAAAGCATTGAATAACTATTCTGCTGGTGTTAAAGTTACATTATTGGCTTCAACTGAAGAGTTCCCTATTTCAACTGCAAGCACTCCAACAATCGGTCAATCACCAACTGCTGCTACAACTGGTGTGACTGGTACTGGTACTGCTGGTAGTGGTACTTTAACAATTGGTAGCTTCACTGCTGGTTTAATTCCAGTTGGTCAACGCTTATCAATTGGTGGTAATTCTTATATCGTTACTACATCTACTGCAAGTGGTGTGGCTACTTCTTCTGTGACTGTATTCCCTGTATTGGCAACAAGTCCTTCAACAGGTGCAATCACATTTGTGACTTCAATCACAGGTAAATATTTAAGACGTGTTAGTTCTAACATGAACTTAAAATTACAAACATTTAAATCAAACGAAATTCGTACTGATATGCAACGTGCTGACTTAGCGGTTGGTGGTCGTACAGTAGATGGTACAATTTCTGGTGAATTGTCTAACAGAACTTATGCTGATTTCATTGGTTCTACATTGCGTAGAGACTTCACAACAGGCGCAACTGCTTCTGCTGTGGCGATTACTGCTGCAAGCGCAACTAAAGATACACCACGTTTAACATTGACCACTTCAACCGATACCACTGCAACTTTAAAAGTTGGTGATGTTGTGTATTCAGGTGCATGGGGTAATGCAACATTAAACGCTTTCAATAACTATAACTTCATCGTTATTGAAAACACAGCAACTAAAATCGTATTAGATTTATTGAAAGATAACTTCTCTGCGAACATTGCATTAACTGGATTGGCTATTTCACCTAGCTTTACTGTGAAAGGTAAAAAAACCTATATTCCAAAAACTGGTCACACTAAAGATTCATATGCGATTGAGCATTGGTATTCTGATATCGGTGAATCACAATTGTTCTTGGGTTGCCGTCCAACTCAGTTAGCAATTAAATTATCACCATCTGCGATGTCAACAATTGATATCACAGTAATGGGTACTGCATCTAAATCAGCTCAGTTGCAACAATTGGCAAACCCAACCGCATCTGGAACGGATACAACAATTAGTGCGACTACAGGTGCGCTTTATATCAAAAACAAAAAAGGCACTTCTGCTGTACTTGAAAAAGTTGGCTTGTTGACTTCATTTGATATCACAATCAACGGTAACGGTTCTAATGCATCGGTTATTGGTTCAGACCAAACACCTGATATCTTCTTAGGTGCGCTTGACGTAACAGGCAATAGCTCTATCTACTTCTTAGATGGTAAATACCGTGATGCGTTCTTAAACCAAGACGAAGTATCTATTATCGCTGTATTCCGTGCTGATAGTGATGCAAACGGTCAATTCATTTCAATGGTATTACCTAAAGTTAAATTCAGTGACGCGAGCGTTAACGATGGTGAATCTGGTTTGTTATTGACAATGCCATTCACTGCGACTTTATACTCTGTGTCATTAGGTACAACTAATTTTGAAGAAACAACTGTTCAAATTCAAGATTCAGCTATCTAACAATTAACTTTCTCCCGAAGTTAAACTGATTGACCCTCGAAAGAGGGTCTTTCTTTTTGTAGTAAATCACTTGACTTTGTTTGTGTTACCATGCTAAGATGACCCTGTTGCATTCGCAATTTTACTAACCAAAATTGAAGGACACCTTACATGGCAATCTCATTAAAATCGCTCAATGTTGAAGCGGCTTGTGACACCCCTTACGACTTAGATATTGTTGATGAACAAACAGGCAAATCAACAGGTATCACATTAAAAGTTATTGGCGCACATAGCCAAGTCATTACTAAACTTGTTGCAAAAGCAGTTAATGCTAAACGTCAAGCTGAATCACAATTAGCTAAAAAAGGTAAAGACGTACCTGTGACTAAAGTTGAAGATGATTTAGAATTTGGTATTGAATTAGCGGCTAAACGTATTGTTGGCTGGTCTGGTATTGAAGAATCATTTACACCAGAACTCGCTTTTGAATTGTGCAAAACAAATCCTGTTATCCGTGACCAAGTTGTTACGGCTTCAGAAGATATGTCGCACTATACAAAATAGTTTTCTTATATTAAGAAAAACACTAAACCCTATTGAGGAAGTTCTTCAATAGGGTTTTCTTTTGTGAACTAAAATTGACAAATCCAATAATCTGTGAAATAATAATGAGACATATCCCATACCTAACCATATGAATATTTTACCTATTTGTGAAACTCCCTATGAATTTGAAGTCATCTCTGAAGTCAGTGGTCAGGGGATGGGTGTTTTCATAAGCGTCATATCTCAATATGCACAGAAGGTGAATTCAAATCTAAAAGGCACACTACTCGTAAGACAACGTGTGGCTGAAGTAAAAGCATCAGCAACATCATCGTCCGCTTATTATCTTGTGGAAGATGAACGAGAATTTGAAATACATTCCGCAGTGCTAAGGGTTGTTGAATGGCGTGAAGCTGAAGAAGAGTTCACATACGATAACCTTCTTGACGTATGTTCCACTAATCAATCTATACGAAAACAAATCATTCGTGCTTCCAATGACATTGGATTATTTTTAGATTCATTAGTTGAACAATTAGTTAATTTTACAAAGAATGAATTAAAGCTATCTGAGAAACAAAAGGATGGCGCAACGTATAGGGAACATCTTAAGGCTGTCGAGGAAATGACGGGGATTACCCCACAAGAACTAACTACTGTGGAGGTTAGCCACATTATCATGTACTTGTGGGAGTGGTTCTTAGATTTAAATAGCACACGTCAAAGCGGTATGGGCATGAATGCTATCTCTTACAGCGAAATATGTGCATGGTGTGAGTTAACAGGTAACCGACCATCACCTTATGAAATACGAGTAATTAAATTACTTGACCGAGTTTATTTAGAGCATTACAACAGCAAACAAGATAAAGAATCATCCGATAAATAGAGGAATAAATCATGGCAGCAACAGACGGAACAGTTAGTTTTTCGATTGAAACAAAAGTTGATGCAGCAGGTATCGACAAAGCGGTTGAGAAAGTATCTAGCTTAGATAAGTTGATTAACTCTATTAACAAAGTCGAGATGACTATCAAATTTAGTGAGGCTACCCTTGCATCATTTAAAGGTATTGAAGACAATATTAAAAAGATGTCAGATGGTTTTGAAGCATTAGGTAAGGATTATAGTAAAGCCATGCTTGAAGGAGCTAAGATGGCTCGCATTGAGATGGAAACTCAAGGTAAGTTACAAATTGAAAAAGAAAAACAAAAAACACAAGAATTAATTGGTATTAATAAAGCGGCATCAAATTCAATTGTAGCTAATGCAATTGAGACTGCTGATAAAATTAATGAAGCAAATAAAAAGGTCAAAGCACCTACATTTGATTTAGATGCAAATAAAGCTATTATTGATTTAAAGAATTCTTTTGCTTTGCAAAAACAAGCATTGGATTCTGGTAATAAAGAATTATATGCGGCACAAAGTGAAGCAGTTCAAAAGTTATTAGATTTGATTCCAGAATCAAATAAAAAATCAATCTTACTATATCGTCAGACAGCAGCTTTAAAGTTAGTTGAGTCCAAACGCGCAATGCAGTTAGAGATTGAGGCTGAAGCTGAAAAGAATAAAAAAATTATTGCTGCGGTTGATGAAGGCAAAAAGATAATTGCGGCTAAAGATGCTGAAGCGGCAAAGCAAAAACAAGCAAGCATTAAGAAACAAAATGATGATGAAGCAAAACAATATGAATTGTTTCTTAAATGGATTGAAGACCTTGGTGCAAGACGATTAGCCAATGAAGTAAAACTTGGAGAACAACGTATTGCTGAAGCAAAACGTGTAGAAGATGAAATAAAAAAGATTGCTGAAGCATCATTAGAAAGTCAAAAGAAAGCACAATCTCAAGCAGGTATGATGCTTGGAAATATTCAAAATACCGCACCAAAACCTACAGCATTCAGTGGAATGCCTTCAGGTCTACAACAACAAACACAACAAATACAAGCACAACAAAAAGCAACAGATACAACTGGAATGTTGCTTGGTAACATTAAAGCATATACACCTGTGTCATCAGCAAATCAAGCATTACCATCAGGTCTTAGTGCTATGTCTGATTCACAGAAGCGTTCTCTAGCTGAAGCCAATAAAGCAATTGAAGATAATAATAAAAGATGGCTTGAAAGTGTTAAACAAGTATCTGCACAAATGGAAAAAGATGAACTCTATCTACGTCAGGTAAGAAGAACATCTATTGAGATGGAACGTAATGACCGTCTTAAAGCAATAAAAGAAACAGCAGATGCACAAGCTCGTGAAGATAGAATTATAGCTAGACAAGCGGCTATGAACTCTACATGGATGGGTCGTCAAGGCACTACAAATCAACCAACTGCAAATCCACAAGCAACAACTAGCGCATTGGGTGCTGTAACGGATTCATTGAATTCTGTACATCGTGCATTAATGGCTGTTGGTGTGGTTTTATCTGGTCGTCAGATAATGGAGTACGCAGATAACTGGCTACACTTTGTGAATGCTGTGGGTATTGCCACAGAGAAAACAGGTGGAGCTGTTCAGATGCAAGAGAAGTTATTCAAACTTGCTCAAGATAACCGTGCGCCATTAGAAGCCATTACCTCTATTTATTTAAGAATGTCTCGTGCCGCTGAAACCTTGAATATGACACAAGGTGAAACAGTTAAGATGATTGATGTGGTCACAAAATCACTTGCGATTATGGGAACATCTCCTTCTGCTGTTCGTGGTGGTCTACTTCAATTAGAGCAAGCTCTTGGTGGTGTGACTGTTCGTGGGCAAGAGTTCAAATCTATTTTGGACAGTATGCCTAATGTAATGGCTACTGTGGCTAAACATTATCAAGACGCGGCTAAAGATATCAAATTACAAGAAGCATCGCTTAGAGGTGCGTCTGAAGCTGAATTAGATAAGATTAGAAGTGAAAAGACACATGAGTTATCTATTTCTGCATTAAGAAATATGATGTATCAAGGTGAAGTAGCGTCTGCTGCATTTGCTAAAGCTATTATCATGGGTCAAGATGAGATTGATGCAACATTTGAAAAAACACATAAAACATTTGCCCAAGCATTTCAAACAATTGAGAATGGTTTCACAAAATGGGTTGGTCAATTAAATCAAGGCACTGAAGCCTCTGATAAGTTTTATCGTATGGCACAACAAATAGCTGATAATTTTAATATTGTTGTTGGTGTTATAGGTGCTGCAACAGCGGCTATTGCTACATATGCGTTATCCTTTGGTGCTATTGCTATTGCTATTAATCCTCTTGGTGCGGCTGTTGCTGTTATAGCTGGATTAACTGCTGGTTTTGCGTTACTTAAAGATGAAATAAAAGTCACTGGTGATGGTCTTGCAACATGGGGTGATGTATTTGATGTTGTTACTGATAGACTTGGTGATTCTATTTCAAATTGGATGAGCAAGTTATCTGATTTTAAAGATTGGTTAGATAAAAAATTCCCAAATGCAAAAGCGATTGCAGGCAGTGCAATTGAATCAGTTGATAATGTTGTGCAAAAAATATATGACTTATCTCCAACAGGTGTTGCTGGAAATTGGATTTCTGAGCAAATAGATTCGGCAACAAAACAAGCTGAAAAGAAAGCTCAAGAACGAGCATATCAAAAACCATTAGCCTCACAAGAACAAAAAGCATTAGGTGGTCAATTTTCTTCAAATGTTGGATTTGCGAATGATGAACAAGGACGGTTAAATAAGAAGCGTTATGATGAAGCAAAACAAGCTCGTGAAGATGAGATTGCACAATTAACATCAATTGCTAAAAAACAATCAGAACTTAACAATGAAGAATTGCGCAGACTAGGTCTTTCTGAACAAGAACAATTCATTTTAAAAGAAATGGATAAAGATTTAGAAAAACAAAGAACGACAATTAAAGATGGTACACGGGTTAGATTTGAAGACTTAGAATCATATAAAAAACATCTAACTGATATTGGTATTAATTACGATGAAATTTATCGTAAACAATACGCAGGTATCTTTGCTGAAAAAGAAGCATTTACTGAAAGAAAGAAAGCAAATGATGAAGCCAAACGCTGGTCAGAACCAGAAGCAAAGGCTCAAACAATTGAATCAATGGATACCGCTATCAAAGGTGTGCGTGATGAAATTAGCACATTGAGCAATGAGCTTACTAACTTTAGTGCTAAACATCCTTTATCGCTTTCTGTGTCAATTGATAAAAATAAAGCATTATCTGAAGTTGCACAGTTTAAAGATATGTTTGAAAAGTCTGGTGCTAAGTATGGTGTGTCACCTACATTGCTTGCATCAATAGCCGTTCAAGAATCACGAGGTAATCCAAATGCAGTATCTTATGCTGGAGCTAAATCTGGTTTAGGTCTAATGCAGATTGGTGAATCAACTGCACAAACATATAAACTTGCAGCAAAAGACAGACTTGACCCTGAAAAAAGCATTGATACAGCCGCAAAGATAATGGCTGATTTAATGAAAACATTTAATAATGATGTGAGACTTGCATTAGCGGCTTATAACGCAGGTAAGGGTCGTGTGCAAGGTGTGCAAGGGGATGTGTCAAAACTAACATTAGAAACTCGTAAATTTGCACCTGAGATTCTTGGAAGATTAAATGGTGAAAGTGGTACACAATCAAAAGAATTAATTACACTTCAACAAAAGCTAAATGAGTTAAAAGAAAAAGAAGTTAAGTTAGCTCAAGCACGAAATGAATTTGATTCTGCGCCATCTAAGATAACCAAGAAAGGTTTTGATTTAGCACAAGGTTCTTTAAAAGAAACTGAGAAAGAATATAAGAACGCAGTTCAATCACAAAAAGAATTTGAATCTGCAAATAAATCTGTAATTGAAGCATTGGATAAACAAACTCAAGCAGCATATAGCACTGCTCATGCCTATGATTTCTTAAAAGAACGTCAATCAATATCACTTCAAGCGAAAACACTTGGTGTTGAAAAAGGCGGGTTTGCAATACCTGAAATTGATGCAATGCTTAAACAGATAACTGATAAAGAAAATGAGTTATCAAAAGCGAGTGCTAAAGCGGTTGCTGAATTAGAAACAGCAAAAGCATTGGCTGCCACTGCACCAACACAAGCAAATTTTGATGCTGAAGTTGCAGCATTAAATAAAAAATTAGCATTGGAATCAGAGATTGCTAATACTAAAAAACAAGCATCTGATGTGTCAAGAATTGAATTAGATTTATTGCAACAACAAGCCAATGTGATTCCTAATTTAAAACAAGGTAATATTGACTTGATGGAATCGCTTACTTCATCAACTGTGGAATTAGAAAAGCAAAGAGCAATCCGTACTGCTGGAGCGACAGGTGAGGAAGCAAATAAAATTAGAAGTTTGATTGACACAAAAGAAACTTTAAAAGGTTTAAATGACATTAAGTCAACTGTGACAGGAACACTTTCTTCTAGTTTTAGCACAATGTTCAGTGATGTGCTAACTCGTGGTAAATCATTTACCTCTGCATTTAGAGATATGTTTAAGAATATGGTTGCATCAATTAGTCAAGGATTGATGAACGTAGCCATGCAAGCATTGATGACGGGTAACTTTATTGTGGCTGGTTTAGCTGCGGCAGGTTCTATTATCACAGGATTGATGGGTGGATTATTTAAAGATAAAGTAACAGATACTTCAACACCAGATACCAGAACCACAGGCACTGTGCGTGGTAATAGTGATATTGGTTCTAATTCTGTGAGCAATATCATTAAAACATTAAATGATATCCATGCCGCTGAATGGGATACGTTAAAAGATATTGCTAATGGATTTAAAAATCTAGGTAAATCTGTTGATAACACCATCACAATGGCAGTTCAAAAGAATGGTGTGTTTCAAGGCTCTACTAATGCCGCTAAATCAATATCTGTTAATCCATTGGGTTCTAATGCAATGATTGGCGCAAACCTAGGTGTGTCTGCCGCATTAGGTGCATCAGGTCTTATTGCTCAAGCAGGTTTATATGCGGGTGCAGCATTGATTAATGCAGGTGCTACATCACTTGGTATTGGTATCTCAACAGCAGCAGCATCAAGCGCGACTTTAGCCACATCAATTGGTACATCAATAGGTGCTGGGGCAATGTCTAATCTTGTCGGTGGGTTTTTACTTGGTACAGGTGGTGGTTTGATTCTTGCTGTGCTTCAGTATGGTCTAGGTAAACTACTAGGTATAGGTAAAGTAAAATATGAAGCCATTGGTTATGGTATTGTTACTCAATCAACTGATTATGTTTTAGCTGCGGCAGGCGAAGCTGTTGATGAAGTAGTATTACCTGTGATGAATTATAGTAAAATTAAAATGACCGTTAAAGGTTGGTTTAGTGATACTATCAAAATTTATGACATTATTAATGGTTTAAACACGGAACTTACCGTTGCATTATCTCGTGTATTCAACAATTTCAATGCGGTTCTTAGTAATTTAATTAATTCACTTGGTGTGCAAGATATATTTGATAAAGCGTTTACACTTCCTAAAATTAAATTATCATTAAGTAAACTCAAATCTGATGAAATATCTAAAAAGATAAATGATTCAGTTAATACTGCGATGGATACTATTGTTGAACAAGTATCTAATGGGTTCATCACGCCATTTATTAAAATGGGTGAAGGAGCATTTGAAGCATTAAGTCGTATTGGTGGTAATGCGGCAGTGGTTATTGGTACATTTAAAAACATGGGTATTGAAATTAATCTAACTGGATTAGGTCTAATCTCATTTAGTGAAAACATGGTTGATTTATATGAATCATCATATAAAGCAGGCGATGGTCTTAAAAACTTCATAAGTGTTATGAATAGTTTTTATAAGCTAACTAATACCGCTGGTGAGCAATCAGCTATGTCAATTGATGCTTTGGTAAAACGTATTGCTGACATTAATAAAACATCAACACAAATAAAAACTGAAGCAGGTAAAATAGGTATAACAATACCTGAAATAAAACTATCGACACCTACAGTTGGCACAAAAGCTGAAACCATTAAAGAGTTAAAGACAGCGAATACATCTTTGACATTACAATCTGCTGCTGCGGAATCTGTGACAACAGGTTTGGGTAAATTAAAAAGCACTCTTCCATTAAATTTTGGAGCTGATTATAGCTATGATGATTTAATGAAAATGTCAAGTAAATGGACAAAACCATTACAAGCACGACAAGCCGATGTTGGTTTATTGACTAGCGATACATTCAATGAAGTTGCTAAAAAGCTTGGAGGTGGTACGTCTTTTGAAAAAAAATTAGCAGAAACAAATCGTGGGGTTTTTTATGACGCAATTATTAAATTAATAACTAAAAATGAATCAATTATAGCTGAAAGAACGGCTGATTTTAAATTACAAAAAGCAGCATTTACTAGTAACCCCACTACATTTGTCACATCTGGTTATACTAATTCACAAAAAGAATTAGTCAATCCATTTGCAAATATTTCAAAAGAGTTTATACCTCAATTAACAAAGGATTTAGGCTCTGTGTTTAAAATGACCAATGTCAGACAGCAAGCAACTGCTTATGATTCGTTAATAACTAAATATAGCGCAATTGGTACTGCAGTCAGTGATTTGTCGAAATCTGTTATGACAACTCAAGATGGTTTAACTGGGTTAACAGATGTTGTTAATTCTGTTTCAGGTGTTTATGAATCCATTCTAGCTAAAACAACAACACAAGAAGAAACGCAAGCTCGCGCTAATAAAACATCATTAATCAATCTTGATTATCAAACAAAGATAAATGATGCAATCCCACTTGTGATTGATAATGTTATATCTTGGCAGAAATCGTTATCTGATGCTGAAAAAGCATCTTATAAAATAACGGATGTAAATACTGTTACTGCTATGTCTTTAAAAGCATTTGATAATACTATTGTGAAAACATCAACATCACTTGAGTCATTTAAGAAATCAGTATCTGATTGGGTATTAGGTAAGATGTCAACAACAGTAGGTTCACCTGAATCACAGTTTACTGCATCAAAAAATATTTTTGAGAATGCGTTAGCTCTTTTAAATAATCCAAACTCATCTGCGGCAGATATAGCAACTACTCAATCTAAAATCACAGGTTATGCCGATACCTTTATCACAAACATTCAAAAAATGTATGGTGCGGGTGACTTAGGTGCAAATATGGTTCAGGATGTTGTGAATAAAGTATCTAATTTAGGTGCTGTGGATTACCAAACAACAATGCTTGAAAAAACAACACAGATAGCGGATAATACGGCTAAGATGGTTGATATGGCTACAACCAAGTATAACGAATTAGAAACAGCAAATTCAACTGTTTCGATATTTGACCCAACAATGGCAGGTATTGAAGGAGCTAATTCAATTGTATCATCACCAACCACATTAGAACTAACGTCAAAACCTGCTGCAAATGATTCAAATACGGATACAACAGCATATATTGCTGAACTTAAATTATCAAATGAACAGTTGGCACAATTAGTAGTTGAAACTCGTGCATTAGTAAATGTACAAGTAGAATCAAATCAAACTGTTGTGGCACAATTAACTGATTTAACATCAAGCTCAAAAGGCATCGAACAATCTAACCGCATACAGGCACTTGCAGCATGATTTATTTAGCAGAAATAACAGCCTATAATTTAACAACATCAACAATTGAAACCCTGCGCTATTCAACTGGCACAGGGTATGTTGATATCATAAACGGTACTTATTATGAACCCCGCATTGAGCAACCTTGCTTAATGCGTAGGGATATATTTAATAGCGGAAAGATAGGTGGTACAACAACATCTAGCTATGGTGAATTAACCTTAAAGAATATTGATGGTGGTCTCGATATCTTTAGTGGTTATGCTTTCGATGGTCGCACTGTAACACTTAAAGTGGGTGAGCCTAATGCGGCTTATTCTACATTCACAACGGTATTAATTGCTGGTGTGGCTCAAGCGGCATTTGAATGGCAAAGAGTATCTATCCGTCTTCGTGATAGAATTACTGACCTTCAGAAAAAGAAAGTGCAACCATTACTTTTTGCTGGTACAAATGACAACATTAGTATTTTCAATGAAGGTGGAACAGATTTAAAAGATGCACAGAAACCAATGATTTTTGGTCGTGTAACAAATCTCACCCCTGTGCTAATTAATTCATTCTATTTACTTTATCAAATATCCACAGGTGCATTAGCAGAAGTGGTCAATGTCTTCGATAAAGGGGCGTATTTGGCTCGTGGAAGTGACTATGCTACCTCAGCATTACTTAGAGCCTCTGCGCCAGCTCTAGGGGCATTTAACACCTGTTTAGCAGAGGGTATGATTAAACTTGGTAGCACACCAACTGGAACAATCACTGTTGTGGCTTGGGAATATAAAACCATTGAAGATAATACTGTGGCTCAGATTGTGAGACGATTAGTCACATCTGCGGGTGGATTGACTACAGGTGATTTAGTTTTAGCTGATTACACAACATTGGATTCACAGATTGCGGCTAATGTAGGGCTTGTGGTTTCAAGTGACATGATGGTTTCTGATGTACTTGATAAACTTTGTGAGTCTGTTGGTGCTTGGTGGGGATTCGATTCATTAAATAAATTTAGAATATTAAGACTTGATGCTCCGAGTTCAACTTCAGTGGCTGACTTTGATGAATCGAGTATTATGTCAATTGAACGCGAATCTGTGAGTGTGAATAGTTCTACAGATGCTGTGTACAAAATCACATTAGAACATGATAAGAATTGGACAGTACAAACAGGTGATTCACTTGCAAGTTCTGTTGCTGCTGACCATAAATCATATTTAGAAAAAGAAATTCGTCAATCAGTAAAAAAAGATGATTCAATTAAAACAGCGCATCCTAATGCACAAGAGATTACAATTTCAACGCTTCTTTGTGGATTAAAATATGCTGAACCTGAAGCACAAAGATTACTCAGCATCTATGACCCATCAAGAATCATCTTGACCGTATCGGTTAAAGTTGATGCGTCTATTTTATCCGCTGTGGATTTAGGCAATGTGGTAAAAGTAACGAGTTCACGTTATGGGTTATCTAGCGGTAAATATCTTCGTGTTATCGGTATTCAAACGGACTTTGAAAATAATAAACTTGACTTAAAATTGTGGGGATAATATGGCAAATATAATGCTTGGGTATAGTAATCAAATTGATTCTTCAACCCTAAGTGGTGGTTCTTGGAATGCATCATTTCCAATTACAAATATCAAAAACAAACTATTATCTAAACCTGCAATCACAACAGGGAATTCAGTTACTTTTACGTTTACCGCAACCTCTATTCGTGCCATTGGTATCATTAAAACAAATCTACCTGTTGGTGCAACGTATTCATTGTCAAATGGTGCATATAATAGTGGTACAAAAACTACACTTGTTGCTAATCAAGATTTAATCTTTGGATTATCTGCAACGGCATCTGGTACATTCACTGTGACAATTACTAGCACTGCGCCAATTAGTATTGGACGAGTATTTGCTGGTGCAACAATTCAACCTACTGTGAATCATACGGCTGGTGCAGGACTTGGTTATACGTCACAATCTACTGTGGAAACATCTGTTGGTGGTGTCGAGTATTTTAAATCAATGCCAATTAGACGTAATTTTAGTTTCACATTAGATTGGCTAACGGATGCTGAAGCCTATCAAACATTAGAAATTATTCGTGTATCTGATATCACAAATGAGGTATTGATAATCCCCGATTATGCAGATACAATATATGGTTATAAGCGTAATTTCATGGGAAGATTATCAACGCTTTCTTCTATAAAAAACCCATATGTAAATACGCATCAAGCTGGATTTGAGATTTTGGAGATTGTGTAAATGGCTTTATATTTAGATGCACTTGGTCAAATTGTTGTTGCTAGTTCAATGCCTAGTGGTGGGAGTGCTGTTCCTGCTCAACCATCTTCAAATCTAGTTGATACTGCTCCTTGGTTTAGAAGTCGTGATGATGGGTCTATTCAATGGCATCCCGCTAATTACTATAGTGGTAGTGGTGAAACATCACTACTTCTCACAGGTATGCTCACAATCCCTGTATCAGTAGTTAATAGTAGCACTACAGGTGTTGTTCCTGTTGGTGGTTTTGCTAATGCGACTGGTACATTTAGAGTATGGCTCGGCACACAAGATGTCACAACACTGTGTACTTTTACAGCAGGTACACCAAATAATATCACTGCAAGCATTAATTCATCGACAGGTGTCTATTCTGCAACAGCAATGCCTGATGCACAATCATATGGTAGTATTGTTTTTACCGCATCCTATAAAGGACAATCATTAGTTTTAACCTATGCTGTCACAAAAGCAAAAGATGGTGTGGTTGGTGCAAATGGTGCTAATTTTAGTATTGACCAAGCATCTGCAATATTTAATAAATCATCTTCTGGTGTTGTGACACCTAGTGGGGGTATTCCTTTAACCACAAGTTATCAGAATGTATCTGCTATCACAGGATATGTGTGGAAAAAAGGTATTTCGGTTATCAGTGGTGCAACCTCATCAAGCTATACTATTCCAATTGCTGATTACAATTCAACCACAACAAATACCTATAGTTGTACAATCACTGGAACAATTAATAATGTTGTGGGTGCAACATTAACAGATACCATTACTGTACCGATGTTGCTTGATGGCTCATCAACACCAACAGTTGTGCTATCTAATGAGAATATGACTTTCCCTGCATCAAATATAGGATTCTCAGGGATTAATTTTGCATCTGGTTCATGTGAAGTCACAGCGTACATTGGTGCAACACAATTAACCTATAGTGCTACTGGTGGAGCAAATACATTTAAATGTACCGTGAGTGCTACAAATGTCACAGTTGCGGGTGGAACAATTAGTGGAACTAAATTAATCTTACCAGCTCCAACAGCAATGTCTGCGGATAGTGCGTATCTCGATATCTCAACAACCATTTATGATTCAACTGGCACAGCGTTAAGCGGTTTGCTTGTAAGTCGCGTTACTTATGCATTAAGTCGTGCAGGCATTAAAGGTGATACTGGTGATGCAGTTGATTTCATCTTTGTGCGTAGTGCATTACAACCAGCGACTCCCGCTGCGTCAGCAGGAGTGCCTAGCTCACCAGTCCAATGGTATACCGATGTGGCTTCTGTTCCTTCTGGAATAAACCCATTGTGGTCAAGTGTGGGTTTTAAAGCAACGGGTGGCACAAATTATACTTGGGATACACCAAGTCGAATTGAAGGTGCTAATGTTGCAGAAGTATCTGTTTACACTCGTGGTGTGCCAACAACTACCCCATCGGGTGGAACTTATACTTTTGGAAGTGCAACACCTATTACGAGTGTGCCAACATCAACAGGTGCTACATGGAGTGCTGATATCCCAACTGGAACATCACCTGTCTATGTATCACGAGCAGTTGTTTCTGCTCCAGCAGGAAATACCTCAGCAGTAAATATTACTGGCTGGTCAACACCTGTGATTAGTTTTCAAAATGGAGTAGATACTACTTCTTATTGGATTAGCTGTACTGATTCTTTAAAACGCAGTACATCACTAGTTTATACTCCAACAACTGTGTCAATGACTGCCTATAGCAAAACAGGGACTGCTAATCCTTCTGTGTATGCTGGTCGTTTTAAAGTTTATGAAAATGGTTCATTAACACCAAGTTATACTTCAGCGACAGACCAATCAACTTATGCTTATACACCAAGTGCAAATAACTTAACGCAATTAAAAGTTGAGGTTTATTTAGCGGGTGGAACAACAACTAAATTGGATGAACAAACAATCCCCATTCTTCAAGATGGGTCTAGTGCAATTAGCATTGTGGATTCAAATAATAACGTCACTATTCCAACAGCAAGTGATGGTAGCTCAAGTGGAACATATCCTAATTCAGGTACAACCATTCAAGTATTTGAAGGGGCAACTGCGCTAACATATACCACAGGTGTGGCAACAAGCGGTAAATTCTCAGTTGCTGTATCACAGAATCCTACAAGCTCAATTACACTTGGTACTACAAGTGGAAATAATACGACATCATTTATTATTGGTAATCACAGTAATATGGTTACTGGCACTAATTCCGTTAGTATTGTGTTTACTATTACCGCAGTGAAATCGGATGGTACATCAATC